GGCGGCTAAGCCCCGAAAGTTAACTAGGTATAAAATTTCCCAAAAGCATTTCCTTCCGGAGGTAAAGTGATGAATCTGAATATGACAAGTGCTGAATTGGCTAAAATCCTGAAAATGTCGACCCGGAGGGTTAATCAACTTAATAAGGAAGGCATTCTTATCCGGGGAACGGATGGAAATTACTATATGCCAGATGCAGTTGAAGCCTATTATGCGTATAAATTTAAGCCAACTGAAAAGATAAATTACGATATTGAACACACATTATTAGAGAAGGCAAAAAGAGAGACTGCAGAAATAGAATTAGAACTAATGAAGGGCAGTTTGATATATACATCTGAAGTTGAACAGCTCATGGCTAGCATGATTTTAACTTGCAAATCGCGACTACTCACAATGGCGGCTAAATGCGCTCCCAAAATAATCGGGCAAAACCAATTAGCTGTTATCGCTCAGATTATTAACAATGAAGTGTCTGAAGCCCTTGACGAATTAAGGCAAATACCAGCGGAAAAACTTGGAGCGTGTGATGAAACAGACATTTGAGTTTTATAATGAAGATATTCGCATTTACTGGGCTCTGCCTCCCCAGATGACAATCAGCGAATGGGCTGATAAGAACAGGGTGCTGTCAAAAGAGACATCATCTGAACCAGGAAAATGGCGTACCGATAGAGCGCCTTATTTAAGAGAAATAATGGATGCGGTATCTCATCCTGGAACTGAAAAAATTGTAGTTATGAGCAGCAGCCAAATAGGCAAGTCGGAAGTTATCTTAAATATTATCGGTTATTATGTGGACGTGGATCCGTGCCCAATGTTGATGATCCAACCCACTGATAATATGGCGGAAGATTTTTCGAAGCGCCGGGTATCATCCCTGATCCGTGACACAAAAGTTTTAACCAATAAGGTGTCTGATAGCAAAAGCCGCGATATAAATAATACTATTCTGATGAAGGTTTTCCCGGGCGGGTTCCTGGCAATGGGCGGTGCCAACTCACCAGCTGGGCTGGCCAGCCGCCCGATCAGAATATTACTATGTGACGAAGTTGATCGGTACCCAGACAGCGCCGGATCTGAGGGCGATCCTATTCAGCTGGCGGAAAAGCGTACTCTCACATTCTGGAACCGGAAAAAGATTTTTGTATCAACCCCAGGTATAAAAGGAACATCCAGAATTGAATTCGAATATCTCTCCGGTACCCAGGAAGAATGGCGAATGGAATGCCCCTGCTGCGGGGAACCTATTTTTGTAAATCTGTACGGCATGATTTATGAATATCATAAAGACGCCAAAGACAATTATGTTATTGATGAGATTACATTCCGGTGCCCCCACTGCCTGGATGAATTTAACGAAATCACATGGAAGGACCAACCGGGTAGATGGATTGCGGAAAATCCTGAGGCCAAAGGATCAAGAAGTTTTAAAATTAATGCCTTCGCCTCGCCATGGGGAACGTGGGATGAAATTATAATGGATTATCTTAAATATAAAGATGATCCGGACCTGTACAAAGTTTTTGTCAATACGGTTTTGGGAGAGACCTACGAAGTCAAGGGTGAGATTGAAAATGAGGAATACTTAGTTAAACGCCGCGAAGATTACGCCGCCGAATTGCCGGACGGCGTTTTATTTTTGACTGCTGCCGTGGATACTCAAGACCGCTGGCTGGAATATGAGATCGTCGGCTGGGGTAAAGGGGAAGAAAGTTGGGGTGTAAAGCATGGAATCGTTATGGGATCCCCGGGCAACAAAGAAACCTGGCAGACCATAGACGATATTCTTAAAAGCACGTATCGATTCTCTGATGGCCTGGGGTTGACCGTTGCGTGTGCCTGCGTAGACAGCGGCGGTCACTATACTTCGGCGGTTTATGATTACTGCAAAGGCAATGAAAGCCGCCGATTCTTTGCTATCAAAGGCCAGGGCGGAGCGGGGATCCCGCTCGTTTACCGCATCACCAGAACTAAAAAGGAGAACGCAGCGCTGATAATTCTTGGCGTTGATGAAGGTAAAACTGCAGTAATAAACAGCCTTAAGCTGCAAACGCCGGGGCAGTTCTATTGTCATTTTCCTAATACTGCAGATTATGATGTGAATTATTTTCAAGGGCTTGTTTCTGAGCGCCAGGTACCGCGGAAATATAAGGGGAAGGTTACTATGAACTGGGAAAAAGTATCTCCTGAGGCTCGAAATGAGCCTTTTGATCTTAGAAATTATGCCCGAGCAGCACTCAAATTAATCAATCCGGTGTTTGAAATGCTGGAAAAACGATTAAATGACACGCGAAACGGAGAAATCGCAAACAATAATACCTCAAATAAACCGCAAAAAAAATATGGAGCGGTCAAAAAGGGCATCGAATATTAACAAAAAGGGGCTGGTTTTATGTCAAGTGAACGCTTAAACAACGCGAAAATCCGGTTAAATGCCTACTATGCCGCCGAACTTGCAGTCCTGAGCGGACAAGAATATAAAATTGGCACCAGAACGATGAGAAAAGCTGATCTGTCAGTGATCAAGCAGACGATTAAGGAGCTTGAAAACTACGTGACTGAACTGGAGTCTGTTGAGGAGGGAAAAGGCCGGAACCGAATGATTGGCGTTATTCCAAGGGACATATAAAGGCTATGGGGGAGGTGAGTGAGCTTGAACCTGATAGATAAAGCGGTCGAATTCTTTAGCCCTGAGAAGGCAATGCGCAGAACGGCCGCAAGGAAAGTAGTGGAGGTTTTAAATACCGGTTATTCGGAAGGCGGCGCTTCCAGAACGAAAAAATCTATGCGGGGCTGGAAGTCGTTATCCTCATCTCCGCAGGAAGATATTGATTTAAACCTCTTTACCTTACGCAACCGATGCCGGGATTTATACATGAATGCTCCCCTGGGCCGCGGCGCCATACAAACAACCAGGACTAATGTTATTGGTTCGGGATTGCGCTTAAAATCCAGGATCGATTTTAAATTTTTAGGAATGACGGAAGAAGAAGCGGACGCATGGGAACAGACAACCGAAAGGGAATTCTCACTATGGGCCGATTCAGTACATTGCGACGCGCTCAGGACAAATAATTTCTATGAGATGCAACAACTTGCTCAATTGATGTGGCTGCAAAGCGGCGATGCTTTTGTGGTGTTGAAACAGAAGGACCCGCTTCCGTATATGCCTTATGGATTACGGCTGCATTTGATCGAGGCCGATCGAGTCTGCACACCAAATACGCTTAACAACGTTATCGCAGACGGGCTATTTTCAGTGGAAGGCACGGCGGCAAACGGCAACATGGTGATATCCGGGATAGAGATTGATGATAGCGGCGCAGTTGTGGCCTATTATATCTGCAACCGCTATCCGCAGTCCTTTTTTATCACCAATAATCTTGCTCCTCTGGCATGGACTAGGGTAGAAGCCTTCGGGCCCTTAACGGGCCGTCCAAATGTTCTACAGCTCATGGAATCAGAAAGGGCAGAGCAACGCCGAGGCGTTCCTTTCCTTGCGCCGGTTATCGAGCCATTAAAACAGCTCACCAGATATACCGAGGCAGAATTGATGGCGGCGGTAGTAACAGGAATGTTTACTGTTTTCGTTAAAACCGACGCGCCATCCAGCAGTTCACCGTTTGGCGATCTAATTCCGGATGAGCAACAAGTTGCTGCAGATGATCCGACAGTATATGAGCTCGGCAACGGGGCCATAAATGTAATGCATCCGGGCGAGAGTGTGGAAATAGCTAATCCCGGAAGACCTAACACGGCTTTCGACGGTTTTGTTAATTCACTCGCCAGATATATAGGGGCGGCATTAGAGATCCCACAGGAGCTATTGCAAAAATCATTTCAATCATCTTATTCAGCTGCCCGGGCCGCGCTGCTTGAAGCATGGAAAATGTTTAAGATGCGCAGGACTTGGATGGCCCAGGACTTTTGCCAGCCAACTTATGATGAGTGGCTTTCCCAGGCGGTATCGATGGGACGGATAAAGGCGCCCAGGTATTTTGATGATCCGGTAATTCGAAAAGCTTGGTGCGGAGCTGAATGGAACGGCCCAGCTGCAGGCCAACTCGATCCAGTTAAAGAAGTAAATGCCGCCAAGACCCGAGTCGATAATGGATTCTCAACACGGGAACAGGAGACGATGGAAATCAACGGCGGCAATTTTGACAGGAACATTCAACAAGCCAAGCGGGAACAAAAACTGATGAAGGAGGCGGGATTAGGTGAGTAAGCCAAACAAGCGACCATTGAGCAGCCAAACACAAAACAATGGATTTTGGAACTTCGCAGAAAGTGAAGCCGGCGGCGTTGAGTTAAGAATTGACGGCGTTATCGTAGAGGAAGATGATGCCTGGATTTATGAATGGTTCGGTGAACAAGCAACTTCGCCTAATGCTTTTAGAGAGGCGCTGAATCAATATAAAGGCAGCAATAAAGACTTAACGGTTTGGATCGACAGTTACGGTGGAAGTGTTTTTGCGGCGGCCGGGATTTACAATGCCTTAAAAGAGTATGATGGCAAAGTTATAACTAAGGTTGACGGTAAAGCGGTATCAGCGGCCTCGGTTATTGCCATGGCCGGAGATGAAGTGTTTATGTCGCCGGTATCACTTATGATGATTCACAATCCAATGGGCGGAGTACAAGGATATGCCAGTGATATGCGAAAGTCTGCCGATGTACTTGATGTTATAAAAGACACCATCATTAATGCTTATGCGGTAAAAACAGGAAGACCGAGAAATAAAATAGCCGCCATGATGGATGATGAAACTTATATGAGCGCTAATGTTGCTGTAAAAGAAGGGTTCGCCGATGGAGTCTTATACCAGGCGGAAGAACCAGGGTTGGAAAATGTAATGAATTTTTCTTATAACCATTTAACCGTGCAGAATTCGATGGATGATTCAATGAAAAAGTTCTTTGAAATAGCGAAAGTGATTGACAACGAATCGGCAATTCCGGGGAAAAAGGCAAATAACCCGCCTATTGATCCGGATGTTGATATAAAAAACAAGGAGGTAAAGGGTTCAATGGATATTAAAGATGTAACCGATTTAGCGGCACAGTTGCCCGAGATCCATACCCAGGTGCTCAATGCTGGTGCCACCGCTGAAAGAAAAAGGCTCAAAGCCTTTGACGCCTTAAACGGCAAGGTCGATCCTGAGTATCTTGCAGTGGCAAAATATGAAGACGGCGCCACAGCTGAAAAAGTATTTTTCAAGGCTATGCAAGAGGGAAAAATGATTGATGCCGCTTATGTTGCCAAGGCTTCTCTCGATGCTGCAAACGCAAACAAGGTCCCGGGAGCATCTAATGACGATACCAAGCCGGATGAAGTCACAGGGATACTCAACATGGTTAAAGCAGTAGCGAAGAAAACCCTCGGGTTAGAAGGAGGTACTAAATAATGCTGTTAGATACTTTAACTTATGACAATCTGTTTGCCGGTGATTTTGATGTAGTCACCGAACCGATCCTAATCGCAGCAGGACAAACCATTGTACGCGGTGATTTGTTGGTAAAACTCGTGTCCGAGAGTATAGCAGTTGCTGACGCAGTAGGCACGGTAAACAGAACGGCCGCGACCAGTTACGTGAAGGCAAGTGCTGCCGCTACCCAAGAAAGTTTCTATGCGATTGCGGCAGAAGATGTTACAACCGTAGGCTCCACGGCAACAATAATTGGCTACAAGACTGGTATCTTTAATGAGTTCGCGGTTGGATTCGGCGGTACGGCTACCGCAGACAATTGCCGGGACATCCTGGCTGCTCAGTCAATATTTCTGCAAAAAGCAAATAAACAATAAGGAGGAAAATTAGATGCCTATTAATATTTATGACCCTCGAGTCATGGACCAGGCCGTCCGGACGTTGCCCACAATTGGAGGATTTTTCCGGGACAAATTCTTCGGGAGACGTATTGCAGTCCCCGGCGACACCATTGATGTCGATTTTTACAAAGGCAAAAGAAGAATAGCTCCTTTTGTGAATCCTAAGAGCGCAGCCAAGGCTATTGAAAAAATTGGTTACAAGACCAATACCTTCAAAACTCCCTTGCTCAAGCCCAAAGACGTCACAACGATAGAGGATCTCTCTTTAAGGCTTCCCGGAGAAGGACTCTATGGGGGATTTTCGGCAGAAGAGCGTGCATTAATGCTGTTGACCAACACCTTGCAAGAATTCAATGATATGAATCTCCGTCGGGAAGAGTGGATGGCATCCCAGGCAATGCTAACCGGGAAAATCCCAGTTGTTGGCGAGGGAGTCAGTTATGAGATTGATTTTGGATTCACCAACAAGGAAACACTTTCGGGCACTGATTTGTGGAGCAATGCCGCCAGTGATCCTTTGGCAAAAATTGATGCTTGGGTATTGACCTGCCAGAAAAACGGATATCATACCCCTAATGTCGGTCTGATGGCATACGATTCTTTTAACGCTTTTATGAAAAGGCTAACGGCTCTGGGTTATCTGAACCAGCTTAGCGGCAATCTTGATCTTGCGCGGTTAAGCCCGGTGCAGCTGTCCGAAAATGTAATCTATGCCGGCAAGATTCTGAAGTATAACATGGATCTATTCATTTATAACGAGTGGTTCCTTGACGATTGGACCGATCCCACAACTCCGGTCGAGAATCCGATCGTTCCTAATGGGACCGTAATGCTTGCTTCCACCAATGCCAAGACTACGATCTACTACGGAGAGATCAAAATTACAGATGCAAATGCTGCAAGCGGATTCCGTTCAATCATAGGCGAAAGAGCGGCTCAGACCTGGATCGAAGAAGATCCAGCTGCCCGTTACCTCGCTCTGCACAGCCGGCCGCTGCCGTGTCCACAGGAAGTTGATTCCTGGTATGTAGCAACGGTGCTATAAGGAGGCCGCTATGATTATAGTAAAGATAGGCTCGGTAACCCATAACGGGGTCAGTTATGAAATTGGCAAAGAGGTCCCTGGACTGACTGCGGCAGAAGAGCAGCGGCTGCTAGATCTGGGTGTATGCGAGTCATGGGAACCTGCAGTAGAAGAGGCTAAAACTGAAGATGTAAATACGGATCCAGGTGACAAAGATCCAGGTATCGGTAATACGGATCCAGGCACTAAAGAAGATCCGCCGGATTTAAACGAGGGGAGCCAGGAACCAGTCAACCTTGAATTCAATCCCGATGAAGCGATAAAAGGGAAGAAGGATAAATAATGGATAGCCCATTTAAGGCGCAGGTTCAGAAGGATTTGGCCTGCGTCTTTCTCAACCCTGACGAATTTACATCTTTGCACATTATTGATGGCACACAGCTTCTGATTGTTGTCGATAATGACATGCTTAAGGAAAGGCAGACCAAAAAAGAGTATGCCTATGAGGGAGATATCCTCTTTTATGTCCAAAAAACAATATACGGAGATGCTCCAGCAATAGGCCAAATAGTGAACTATGATGGAGAAATATACAGGGTATCTGATTTCCAGGAAGATGATGGATTATATTCTATTACATTGGTGGCGAATCAATCATGATTAAAATCGATGCGCGTGAGCTAAGAAAAACGGAAATGCGTCTGGGGGCTTACAAGTCCAAGGCGCCGACTGTAATCTCACAGGCCCTAAATCGCGTAGCAGCAAATGCTAAGACAAATATAAACCGCAAAACCAGAGAGACTTATGTAGTCAAGGCAAAAGATGTTAATCAAACGATGTCCATAAGGAAGTCTAATCGAGGGAAACTTAATGCGGTTATTACCTCAAAAGGAGGGAGCATGCCCCTTGATAAGTTTAAATTTAGCCCGAAAAATCCCAGTCCGAAAAGCCCTCAGACTTTAAAAGTAGCGGTAAAAAAAGGTGGAACCAAAGAGTTATTACATGCTTTTGTGGCGGATATAAACGGCAGTAAGATATTTGAAAGAACAGGAACGGCCAGATTACCTATTCAAAGATTATATGGACCTGCCGTTCCGCTGATGGTTGGAAACGTAGAAGTGCGCCGATTCGTAGAACAGAAGGCGGTGGCCTTATACAAAGAGAGGCTCGATCACGAGATTAAGCGGGTTATTGAGGGGGGAAGCCAATGATTCCAGTATTTTTACAGGATTATCTGGTTGAAGAGACTAAGCGTCTGTTCGGCGGATTTACTTTAAAAAATATCAACGGAGTAGTTGTCCCCCTTAATATTTACCCTCAGTTTCTTCCCGCACGGAAGGGCAAAAAAGACGCAGATCAGTATCCCTTCCTTGTTGTGCAGCTAATTGACGGTGAAGACCCGAACGAACTGGACCCTAACCAATGCAGGGTCCTTTTTTATTGTGGCGTTTGTGATGATGATGTTAATTATCAGGGATATCACGATTGTCTGAATGTGATGCAAAGATTATATGAACATTTGATGAGCAAAAGGATATTTGATCACAAATACACGGTTGAATATCCCATTAAATGGTCTGTCACCGAGGAGGATTTTTACCCTTACTATTATGGGGGTTTGGAGACAAACTGGACCGTTGGAAAGATCTCTAGAGAAGATGATGAATTTGTTTAAAAGGAGTTGATAAAATGCCTTATACCCATGGTGTTTATGTGCAGGAGAACCCTACTTCGGTAGTCGCACCCATCACGGCAGACAGTGCGGTACAGGTGATCGTAGGTACTGCCCCGGTAAATCTACTTGCTGATCCTGCAAGTGCCGTAAACAAGCCCATACTGGTAAACTCGTTCGCAGAAGCAGTGGCCAAAGTAGGTTATTCTGATGATTTTGATAAATTTACTTTGTGTCAGTCTATTGATGCCAGTTTCAGAGTGTTCAATGTAGCACCTTTGGTGCTTATTAATGTGCTTGACCCGGCAACCCATAAGCTTCCTGTAGTTGCAACCCTACATGACATTGTAGCCGGCCAGGTATTGATCAAAGAGGAAGGTATTTTGAAGGCTGGCTTTATCGTTAAGGATGACGGGGCTCTCATAACCTTTTTCCTTAATACTGATTACACCCTCGAATTTGACGATGATGGTTATATGCTTTTAAAGGTTGTAACAGGTGGTCTGATTGATACCGGCTCGGAAACCAAGCTGTCAATCAATTACAATAAACTTGATCCATCGATGGTGGATGCAACTAATATCGTCGGTGGTTACACGGCAGCTACGGGCGTATACAAGGGGCTTGAAAATGTTTCGCAGGTTTATCCTAAGTTTGGCATTGTGCCCGGTCTAATACTATCCCCCGGGTGGAGTCATGATCCGATCGTAGGCGCAGCATTAACGGCTAAATGTGAAGGGATTAATGGATCTTTCAAGGCTAATTGCTTAAAAGACATTGACTCATCTACTGAAGGAGTGGTTGAATATTCAGCGGCTCCGGCTTGGAAGAACACAAATTCCTATACTGATAGGCATGATATTGTATGCTGGCCAATGGTTAAGATAGGGGCTAAAAAGTATTACATGAGTGCTATCCTAGCTGCTCTAATTGCTTATACAGATGCAAATAATGCAGGAGTTCCCTTTGTTTCGCCTTCAAATAAAAGCTTAAGAATATCTGGGGCTATACTGGCCGATGGAACCGAGGTATTCCTTGACCAACTACAGGCTAATATCCTCAATGGGCAAGGGATTTGCACCGCGATTAACCTAAATGGGTGGCGTTCCTGGGGAAACAACACTGGCATTTACCCAAGTTCTACGGACATAAAAGATCGTTTTATAGCGGTTCGGAGGATGTTTGACTGGTGGGGCAATACTTTTATCCTGACTTATTTTCAGAAGGTCGATAGTCCGCTTAATAAACGCTTGATTGAGGCAGTGGTCGATAGCGAGAATATCAGAGCAAATGGTTTTAAAGCTCGGTATCAGATTGCTGATGCGTACATCGAATATAGCGTGGCTGAGAACCCGGTTACGGATCTGCTGAATGGGAAAATTACCTTCCATCAGTATCTGACACCGTTCCCGCCGGCTGAGACAATCATGAATGTGCTGGAATTTGACCCTGTGGCATTGACCACAGCATTAGCGTAAGGAGGTGTAACCGAAAATGACAGCAGTAAACCCCATTCCAGAAAAAGTAGTCAATTTTAATGTCTATGACGAGGGTGAAAAGCTCGTTGGCGTGGCTGGCGAGATTACACTTCCCAACCTGGAAGCCATGACCGAGACCATCAGCGGTGCGGGTATTGCGGGAGAGTACGAGAGCGCAACGCCTGGACATTTCAGGAGCATTACGACAGAGATCCCGTTCCGAACTATCTTAGATCATTCCTTTAAACTGATGGTTCCTGGTGGTAGGACAATCACCCTGCGAGCTTCCCAGCAGTCTTATGATGTGGCCGGCGGCGAGATCCAGCACCGGGGACTGAAGATCGTTTTAAAGGTTATACCAAAAGGTCTTGACCTTGGCAAACTAGCAGTAGGCAGTCCGACTGACACCAAAAACAGTCTCGAAGTGCTATACATTAAGATCGTAGAGAACAATAAGACGCTGCTTGAGCTTGATAAACTGAACTTTATTTTTATCGTCAACGGCATTGATGTCCTGGCGGCCATCCGGAACCAGATCTAGGAGGAAAACGAAATGATTGAAAAAATAATATTGTCAAAATCCTATGAATTTGAGGGTGAGACATACACAGAAATAGATCTGCAGGGTATGAATGACCTGAAAGCAAAAGATCTTAGTGAAATTGATAAGATCTATGCAGGAAAGGGTGGAAATCCTGCGCTAAGCGGACTAACACTTGATTATGCGATGATTGTAGCCCACAGGGTGACAAAAAAGCCGATTGAATTATTTGAAAATCTGCCCGCAAGGGATGCCATAACATTGAAAAATGAGGTGATATCTTTTTTTTATGGAGAGGGGTAGAGCCAGGAGACGGCAAGGCGCTGAGAAAAATAGCAATCAGCGCTGCTATGGCAACGTATACAAGCATAGAATATTTCTTAAATCTCACTTTTGATGAATTCTCTGAAGTGCTGGGTGAAATTATAGAAACAAGCAAGTAGGCGCTCTGAAAGATGGGCGCCTACTTAAACACCTGAAAAGAGGCGATACAGATTGGCTAAAACATATCAAACCATGTTCGCGCTCGGAGCTAAAATCGACGCCTCGTTTGGAAAGTCTTTTTCGAATGCTCAGAGGCAGATTGGTGCTACCAGCAAACAGGCGGAGAGGGCTAATAAAACCTTCGGAGGATTAGGCAGCGCCTTAAAAGGAGTTGGTGTGGCTGCTCTAGCCTATGTTGGATTCAGCACTCTTAAGGGATTTATTACAGATGGTATTGAGGCCGCCAAGGAAAACGAGAAAACGATGGCGCAGCTTGGCGCAGTATTAAAATCTACTGGCGGGGCCTCAGGAATGACTGCGAAGAGCATAATGAATCTCACTAATAAATTAAATACCAGCACTACTTTCACCAAGGCTTCAATATTGGAGGGTGAAAATCTTTTACTGACTTTCACACATATTGGCAAGAAGGCGTTCCCCCAGGCAACTAAAGCTATGCTTAACATGTCCATAGCACTAAAAAAGGACGTAAGCAGCAGTGCTATCATGCTGGGTAAAGCCTTAAACGATCCGACCAAGGGCTTAACAGCTTTAAGTAAAGCGGGAGTATCCTTCACGGCAGAGCAAAAAAAACAGATCGCGGCAATGCAAAAATCCGGCAATGTAATGGGCGCTCAGAAGATAATTCTTGCAGAATTAAACAAGGAATTTGGCGGTAGTGTTGAAGCCCAGGCAAATACAGTTTCAGGACGTATAGCAATAGCTGAAAAGAACCTTAAAAGCATTAGAACAAAAATAGGAAACGCTTTATTGCCTGCAGTATCAGATTTATTATCTATCGTTCTAAAAAACATGCCCGCTATAAACGCCGGCATGGCAAAAGTAGTAGATGGAGCCAATTGGCTTGCCAAAGCCATAAAAACAAATGTGATTCCCGGGGTTAAAGAATTAGGGGATGTAATAATCGCTACCAGTCCTATCCTTGCAGCTCTTACTGCTGCATACGTAACAAATAAGGCTGTAATAATTGCTACTACCATAATCCAATCTGCTCATAGTGCCGCACTGGCTATAAGCAATGGTTTAATAGCCATACAATGTGCGAGAATCGAATATCAATCGGTGGTCGCTGGTGGTGGATCAGCTGTTCTGGGTGTTACAACGGCGGCACAATGGCTATGGAACGCAGCAATGACGGCTAACCCAATCGGACTGGTAATAACAGGGGTAGCTGCTTTGGTAGTGGGGATCATAGTCTTAGTGAAAAACTGGGACAAAGTAACAGCGGCAATTAAACGAGCATGGGAATGGTTGACGAAATGGAAGGGCTCAAAAGGTTCAAAAGGTAGTGGGACTGTTGATACAGGTGCATTGATGCAGGCCGGCAAAAACGCGCAGGGCACCAACAACTGGCGCGGAGGGCTCTCATGGGTAGGCGAAAAAGGTCCGGAGTTGGTAAACTTATCCCGCGGTGCCCAGGTGTATGACCATCAACAGTCAATGGCGATGGTCCAGAACATTAAGCAGAGGTTTATACCGGCTAAAGACGCAGCCCAGACGCTTCCTAACAGAAAATCTTTGTCTGAGATGGGCGCAGCGTTGAGGGGGAGTGCTAACAACATCAGTAATGGTGCACCGATTTTTAAATGTGAGATAACTATCCAAGGCAATGCAGATGAAGGCGTGATCAAAGACGCTGCGGGTATAGTTGCCAGTGAGTTCAGGAGAATGTACAGAGACATGCAGCGGCAGGATAAACGACTCCAATTCTCGCCAAGTTAGGAGTGATTCAGATGACATATACAACAGTACAAGGTGATATGTGGGACAGCATAGCAAAGGCCCTTTATGGCGCTGAGAAGTACACCGAGGATTTGATGCAAGCAAATACTGCGTATCTATCTACGGTTGTTTTTTCAGCCGGGGTAGTGCTAACGGTTCCTGATATAGATGCAACGATTAGCGTTGATACATCATCACTCCCGCCATGGAGGACTTGATATGTTAGCACGCAGAACTGCCATGGATCTTATGTACCAAGGCGTTAATGTTTCAGCTTCTATTGCCAAAGATCTCCTCAGTTTTACTTATACCGATAATGCCAGTGATATATCAGATTCAATAAGCATTTCCCTGAAAGATGATACGGGGAAGTGGATCACGGCCTGGGCACCAGGGCTGGGTGATAAAATCAAGGCTTCAATACTGACTACAAACTGGTGGAAAGACGGAGAATCGCAAAAACTTGATTGCGGTACCTTTATGGTTGATGATCCGGAATACTCGGGGAGGCCCCGAATATTAACGCTTAATGCGGCTGCCCTTCCCTCAAATAACGATTTCCGGGATACGGACAAGTCCAAGACGTGGGAAAAAATAACGGTCAGGAAAATAGCGAATGACATTGCTTATAGTGCTGGACTGGCGCTATATTACGATACTGCTAAGTCATATACTATTTCTTACATTGAACAAAGTGAGCAGCCAGATAGTGCGTTTCTCGCTGATATTTGCTCTAAATACGGACTTTGTCTTAAGGTCTACAATGACAAAATAGTAATCTTCTCTGAAGTAGAATATGAAGCAAAACCAAAGATATGGACAATTACCGAAGATAAGGCCCTTAGTTGGAATGCAAAAAAAACGCTTACCGAGACCGGATATGACGCCTGTGTATTGACTTATACGCCGCCATCCTCTGGACAGAAGTTGCAGTATGCTTTCAATTTAGTACCTTCGCCTAAAAAGATTCTACGGATTAACCATGATGTGGCCAACGTAGCAGAAGCTGAGATTGTGGCAAAGGCCGAGCTGAGAAAAGCAAACATTAAGCAGTATACTATGTCATTTTCTACGCTAGGGAATGTCTATTTAATAGCTAGTTATCCTGTTATGGTATCTGGATTTGGTGTTTTTGACGGTAAATATTACATTGATAAGGTTGATCACACTGTTGGCAGTGGCTATACCTCATCGATCGATGTTCACCGGGTGCTGGTAGGAGGATATTGATGTTAAAAAATATGATCAGAATAGGCAGAATATCGTCCGTAAAGGCTGCAGAAGGAACTGTCAGAGTTGTAATAGATGATCAGCAGGATATGGTTACCAATGAATTACCGCTGTTATCTTTTGCATACGATATCCCTTCAATTGGTGATTTGGTTTTGTGTGTGTTCCTGGGCAACGGGATATCAAACGGATTCTGCCTGGGAAGGTATTTTAATGACGGCAATCCACCGCCAGTAACAAATAAGAATATATGGGCCAAGGATTTTGGTGATGGCACATCAATAAAATACAACAAAACCACTCAAGAGCTGACAATCGTCGCGGTAAAGGATCTCAAAATAAACGTTGCAGGAAATCTGACAGTAACTGTTACGGGCGATGTCACGGTTACAGCAGATGGCAATATTAAAAACTCAGCCGGAGGATCCAACACGGATATAAGTGATACCAAAACTACTGCTGTTACCCACCATTAGAGAAAGAGAGGCCAAAATATGATCGGGTATTTTGGAAAAGACATAATCTTTGAAACATCGGATGATCGCATCTTAACCTTTGCTGGCCTGACGCGGGAAATTGCCAGCCGTTGGGGATCACATGATTTAATTGGTGTGAAACCAAGGACGGAGTATATTGGCCCCGGCCTGGACACACTCACTTTTACAGTCAACTTAAACGGCAATAATGGCGTAAAGCCGCGTACTGAAATGGATCTCTGGCTCGTAAAAGCAAGAGATGGAATTGCTGAAACGTTCGTTATTGGCGATAAACCTCTTGGAGCTGACAAATGGATAGTCAAGTCCGTGTCGCAAGCATGGAACACCGTATTTAATCTTGGCGAGCTGTTCAGCGGCAAGGTGGACGTAACACTTGAAGAGTATATTTCAACGCTGTAGGGAGGCGATATTGTGAGTATAGAGTTAAGTAATGTTGCCCTGCATATTAACCTTGCAGCTGTTGGCGCAGATGAAGTAATTCAGAACGTCAAAACGATCATAACTACTCCCGCAGGTACCGTCCCTTTTGATCGTGTATTTGGAATTGACTGGAGTATCTTGGATCTGCCGATCCGGGAGGCAAAGGCCAGGCTGACGGTTGAGTATATTGAAAAGATTAAGAAATACGAACCCAGGACCAGTGTTAAATCAGTCTCCTTTGTAGTAAATAAACAGGGACAACTTATACCGAAGGTGGTGATAGATATTGTCAGTACTCAGTAATCTACCTGATATTAATTTTGTAAACACATCCGTTGAAATATTGCTGGCCGGTATGATAGCAGATTATGAGGCGGCCTATTTGGCACAAACAGGAGAAGCAAAAAAACTACAACCGGGAGACCCGGTACGAATATGGATCTATGCTCAGGCATTACGAATCTATCAAGCATATGTGCTCATCGATGCCACTGCCAAACAGAATCTTTTACGGTATGCGACTGGGGATTACCTGGACAACATGGGGGCTAGATATGGAAATAGAGGGCTCAGACTTAGCGCAGATAAAGCGGTAGTAGCAGTCAGGTACACATTGTCAGTAGCGCAAACCAGCGTGGTCACCATCCCTGCAGGTACCCGAACAAGTCCTGGGAACGGTGTGTACTTTGCTACTAAAGAGATAATAGAGATCCTAGCAGGGCAATTATCTATAGATGTATCAGCGGAATGTACTGAGGCGGGAACTTTAGGGAACGGGTACACAACTGGACAGATAAATATACTGGTTGATCCTATCCCATACGTTGCAAGCGTTAGCAATATAGACACCAGTCAAGGCGGTTCTGAGGTTGAGGATAATGATAGTTACAGAGACCGCCTTTATTTATTGCCAGAAAGTTTCAGCGTAGCTGGTCCTGAAGAGGCTTATAAGTATTTTACTAAGCAGTACAGTTCTTCAATAAAGGATGTAAAGGCCACCTCTCCATCTGCTGGAGTAGTTGACGTGAGATTTATCTTGCAAGACGGAGAACTCCCAGGAGAAACTTTGATTGCAGAGGTACTGGATTATTTAAGTGCTAAAATACGGAGGCCTTTGACAGATAATGTCACTGGTGGAGCTCCTCTAACCGTAAGTTACGATACCTTGCTGACCTACTACATCAGCAAGGACAATGCAGCTTTTGCAACGAGTATCCAGAGTGCAGTAAATGCTGCTGTTGCCGATTATAATATATGGCAAAAAAGCAAGATTGGACGGGACATAAATCCCTCGGAGTTAAACTCAAGAATCCAACAGGCAGGAGCCAAAAGGGCTGTTATAACAAGCCCCGTTTATACGGTGGTTTTAGAAGCGCAGTTAGCAATTAGCGGAACAATTACTGTAACCTATGGAGGGCTAGAAGATGAGTAATATCTATGATGTTAAATTGCTTGATCTGCTCCCTCCTAATCTGCGTGGAGATCCAGACATTATAGCTGCCAGTAAAGCTATAGACCCTGAATTCTATGCCCTGGCTAACAGTATCAAAAATGTACTTACTTTTGGTGATATTGATAATGCCAGATCAGAGGTCGTTGATAACCTGGCTTGGGAGTTAAATACGGACTTCTACGATGGTTTGCTACCTCTTGAAATTCGCAAAGAGTTGGTCAAGAATGCATTGAACCAACATATGACAAAAGGTACTCCCTCGGCTATTGAAGGACTTGTAACGACCCTTTTTGGTGAAGGTGTTGTTGAAGAGTGGTTTGATTATGCAGGTCAGCCCTACTATTTTAGGGTAATTACAAGTAATTCAGCAGTAACCAGCGATCTAGCAGAACAGTTTACACAGGCTGTAAATAAGGTCAAAAACCTAAGATCAAGACTGGACCATGTGATTATATCTATGGCTGGAGATATGGCGCTGTATTTTGCAAATGTTGTCCATACCGGTGATAATCTCACAATAGAACAGGTGGTGTAAATATGAGCTTTGGAACTGTTATTTTTACGAATAGAGGTCGGGCATTACAGGTAAAAGCACAGATCGGGACCGCACTTATCTTTACTCGGATCGGCGTTGGTGATGGAGCCTTGGGCGGCCAGGCAATTGAAGATTTAAATGCCTTAGTCCATGAAGTAAAGTCGTTGACCTTAAATAAATTTAAGACACTGACCGGGGGCAAGGCGGTCGTTGGTGGCGTGTTGTCAAATCAAGCAATTGTGACCGGCTTCTATTGGCGTGAACTCGGGTTATTCGCCACTGATCCAGATCTGGGCGAAATACTTTACTGTTATGGTAATGCTGGAGCTCTTGCCGAGTATATACCGGCTCCTGGTGGAGCTGAAATACTGGAAAAGCAAGTGGATGTTGTTACGCTGGTTGGCAATGCATCGAGTGTTAGTGCGACTATAGACCAATCTCTGGTTTATGAAACTCCAGCTGGTGCTCAGGCTAAGGCTGATGCAGCTATACCCAAAAGTTTGGCAACCGCAGTGAGTCAATTTTTGGTATCTTCAGCGGTGGGTGTTTGGGCAATAAAAACGATAGCAGAAGTAAAAACTTTGCTTGGATTGGGAAGTGCAGCATATACAGCCAGCACAGCTTACGCAACTGCAGCGCAAGGAACTAAGGCAGATGCAGCGTTACAGAACGCTGCCGCCTTTGCCACTGCGGCACAAGGAACACTTGCGACTAATGCTGCTCCTGCAAGTGATCTTGCTGCGCATAAGGCTGATTATGCGTCTAAATTCTACGACAATGCAGGCGCACATAATGGTATTTATAGGGGCAAATATTTAGGCAGTACACCAACAACAGAACAGTATAACGCTATAAGTAGTGGAATATTTACAGATTTATACATTGGCGATTATTGGACTATTGGTGGTATAAATTATCGCATAGCGGGGTTTAATTACTTTTATAATGTTGGTGATACCGCCTTAACATTTAACCATGCCATTGTAGTACCAGACACTCAACTATATCTTGCTACAATGAATGCAACAAATATCACTGATGGCGGATATGTTGGGTCAGTAATGCGAACAGCAAATCTCGCAGCTGCAATAACAACGATTAAATCAGCGTTTAGTGGTCACGTGGTTAATCACAGACAACTTTTGACAAACGCAGGAACCTCTGGTAAGGCTAGTGGTTTTGCTTGGTATGGTTGCGAAGTTGAATTAATGAATGAAGTTATGGTTTATGGTTCAGTAGCTTGGGGCGAAGCTACATACAATAGTGGTTTTAATGTAGGCTCAAGTAATGGACAATTGCCATTATTTTTATTGAGGCACGATTTAATTCATAATAGACAGGATTGGTGGTTAAGAGATATAGTATCCGCCACGTACTTCGCTGGTGTGACCGGCAGCGGCTATGCGGACCGTTACTCCGCATCTAGCTCTATTGGCGTTCGTCCCGCTTTCACCATATCTTAAATCCGCACCCCTTGTGGGTGCGGTAGGAGGAAATATTAATGTCGGTGTTAAAAAGAAAAAGGAAAGAATCGCAGTTTGAAGTATTCCATCATTTTTACAAAGTAAGAAAAGATATGACTGATTTGCTGTTACGAGACTTTGGGTATAGTACCAAAAAGTCTGAACAATGCCTAGAAAAGATATTTGGTGGACGTTCTTATGATGAATTAAAGGATAGTGAAAAACAACACTACAATACTAGAAAAAATAAAACTGAAGCATTTGAAGAATGGTTCATAATAGACCAAAGACAAGTTGTAATGGATTGTCTAAGAAGTATTCAAGAAAACGTATTTATCGCAAATAGCATATATCCGTTATACCTAGAGGAACTTGTTGAGAGACGAATACATCAAGATAGGGCAATCGGACAATGCTATAGACTTTTACAAGAACTTCAATATGCGATAGAAACTTTGCCTGTTGACATTAATGTTTATCTCCGATTTGCAGAAGGAATAGAAAAAGAAATAAATCTTATAAAAGGTTGGAGAAAATCAGACAATAAATTTAAAGGGGCATTCTCTGTATCCGCCACGAACTTCGCTAATGTGAACAACAACGGCAATGCGAACAATAACAACGCATCTAACTCTAATGGCGTTCGTCCCGATTTCGATACTGCAATTAAATAGGCATTTGACCGTTTTGCAGAAAAGAAAGGAGAGGGTGTCCTTCCTCATGGTAAATACTAAACACGACACTGCTTCTTACGAGAACTGTAGTTATAAGCGTGAAATATTTAATTCTAACAATTTATATGATTCATTTATTAAAGCAAAGCGTGGTAGTGATTGGAAGCCACAGGTACAAAAATACGAGATGAGTTTTTTAAGTGAATTGGCAAAATTACAAAAAGAACTCGAAGAAAAAACATTTAAACTTCTTCCATCTTCTGAGTTTATATTAAACGAAAGGGGTAAAACAAGATTAATATCTGGTGAGCAAATCCACGATAGAATAGCAAAAGGGTGTTTAAGTGATGGAGAGTTACTCCCTTCTATTAGAAAGTATTTAGCATATGATAATGGAGCAAGTTTAAAAGGAAAAGGTATAGATTTTACACGTAAAAGATTTGATGTACATTTAAGAAAATACTATCAACAAAATCAAAGTAATGACGGCTATATTTTATTAATTGATTTTACTAAGTATTTTGATAATATTCGGCACGAAGACTTTATTAACATTTTTAAAAAGATTGGTATTGATAAAAATGCGTTATGGTTACTTAAAAAAACTGTTGAGAAATCAAGGGTTGACGTGTCTTATATGACCGATAATGAATATTTAGTATGCATGGATACAGTATTTAACTCACTTGAGTACCAACAAATAAATAAAAATACACTTATGGGTGAAAAGTTTATGGGCAAGCATTTAAATATAGGCGACCAAGTTGCTCAAGTAGCTGGAATTACTTATCCCATGTCAATAGATAACTATATAAAAATAGTTAAAGGTGTTAAATTTTATGGAAGGTACATGGATGATAGTTATATAATTCATAATGATAGAGAATATTTAAAAGAATTACTAAGCGAAATAATTGACGTCGCTAAAGATATTGGAATCACTATAAATGCAAACAAAACTCACATTTACAAACTGTCTAGTTATTGGAAATATTTACAAATTCAATATTCTCTTACTGATACTGGCAGAATAATTAAAAAAATAAATCCAAAAAGGCTTACAACTATGCGTAGGAAACTAAAGAAGTTGGCATCAGTTTTACCTAAAAAAGACTTTGAAAATTTATATAATTCATGGTTTAACAATCATTATAAAATTATGAGTAAACAACAAAGACAAAATATAAACAACTTATATGATAAGTTAAAGGAGGAATATTATGTACAAGATTAAATTATCAAATGGTACTGAATTAAGCAACCTTGAATTAAATGGAAATAATTATATTTCAAAAGTAATTATAGAAGATTCTATTTTTGAAAATAATTTAACTGTCGTTACCATTTATGACACTGATGCTGAAACTGAAACTAATTGTCTAGACATGAAATTAGTGCAAAACATAATTGTAGATGGGAGTTCATGGTTTATTTTAACTAAAAAGACATTAGAAGAAAAAAGAACTGAATCAGTTGATAAAGATATTGATGATATTATAGATATTATGGCCACAATGTTGGGGGTGTAAAATGAAAGTTGATGAATTAAAAGCAAAACTAATTGCTAAAAAAGACAAAGAAGATGCAATCAAGGACAAGTACATTGGAAAAAACAAGGTTGAGAAATTAACCGACAAAAAACGAATTGACAGGATAGAGGAATTGCTTAATATTGAGTAATTAGTGTTGCCTGAGTTCGGGCACAGGTAGAGGCATTGTTGCCTAAATAGAAGTATTGGGGGAAGCATCGGCATGAATGAAAGTAGTATTTGCACAGAGCTGATTGCCCTACTGGAGATGGAGAGTGAGACGATCGATAAGCAAAATAAAATTATCGCCAAACTCGCGAATGAGAATTTTGAGCAGGAGAATTTTATCGCAGTATTGATGAGAGAACCTGTTTCGCTGTCTGAATAGCGATAGTTGAAGCGTCTTTGATGAACAGTTGACTAATTATGCGCAGCAAGTAAACGCCCAAGAGGGGCGTTATTTTTATGGCAAGGTAAAAAGGAAATGGAGGAATCTTTATGAGCCTAACTACAGACCCCCAACATCCTGGTTTAAAACGGGGAGTTGATGAAAGCCCACGCGAACAAAATAAGGCTTATTTAGTTTTGTCAGATGAGGAACGGGCAAAAGGCTTTGTGAAACCTTACCGTGAATCTTATAAGCATTTAGAATGCGGCGCCACAACCAGTATGAATAGGGTAATAGCTGAGACATATGCACGGGACCCCTATTTCTACGGTGCAACATACTGCGTCCATTGTCAGAAGCATAGACCGCTTTCGGAGTACGTCTGGGAGCCGGATGGCGAAACTATGGACCCACACAAGTGGCCAGAGGAGGAGCATCAGCGCATCGCTACATTGAGGGCGAAGGACTAATTATGCGCAGCAGGGTTATATCATCTTTTGAAATAGCATAATAGATAAAATGAAAGTGTTCTTGAATGGCGGTGGTAGGATGAATTTCATGGATTTACCAGTGAGCGGGGAAATATCAGCATATTCGTATATGGTGGAACGCGGGAAACCTGCGGCAATGTTACCTGTTCATGAGCGTGATGCTGAGAATGCTATAAGATTTATTAAAGAAACCTTCGGCCTAAATACCTATTTGGAAGATCTGGCAGAAGGTTGGAAAACTCTCTGGATTTATAAATATGAGCACGTTTTAAGCATAATTAGGATATTGCCACAGGCTCCGGAAACCATTTTAGATCATTGGATTTTAGGAAAACTATTTGGGTATGAAGAAGCAGCTATACATGACTTCATATCCTCTAAATCTTCCTAAAATCGGTTTTACTACAGTTGGGGCAAGGTGGAAGTGTATCAGTGCTATCATCTAGTCTTACAATTTGGCCGCAATTAGTGCATTGATAGCTTCCTTTCCCGGGCTTTTCTCCAGTAGTTGGCATATATTGTCACCTCCTTTCAATTAGTTAATAGGCTTACAAAGTGTAGACTTCGACAGCAGACAGGAAAAACCTGTAAAACAAATGACAAATTCTAACAGGCCGCTCTTATAAATTACCAAGCGATTGGGATTTTGAGAGCGGGTACACGGGCCGCCAGAGTAGGCGGTATTTTTTATGGGGAGGTGGTTATATTGAATGAAACCCAGGAAGAAATAACTGCCAAAATTGTAGCGCAAGCGGCTACAGCTACAGCACTAGCGGTATCACAGGCAGCGCAGGCGGCGGCAATGGTGATCGCCAAAGAGAATAACACGGCTTTAACTGCAATCGCTGTGCTGCAGACGGAAATGACTGTCCTTAAAAACCAACAGACATCCTTTGAACTGGAAATTAACCGCAAAATGGACAACTTGAGCCCTAAATTTGACAAAATATTTAACAAGCTCGATGAAGTAACGCAAGGCAGGCCAACCTGGGCAGTAGCTGGCATAATGGGTGCTTTGTTTAGTTTGTGCGTGGGATTAATTGTTTTTGTTATGTCAAGTATGTAAAGGGGTGTAGGCAGTGAAAAGCTTTTTTAATTCTCCTTACAATTTCAGTTTCAAGGATCTGATAGCAGCGGTGTTCATCGGGTCCTTTCTTTATTTCTGTTGGAAGGCCTCAGACAACAGCCAGGCACTGGAATTGGTGCAATCTCTCGTTTCACTTGTCGGCATCATCCTGGGCGGATACTTTGTACAGGAGGGCGCGGCAATGTACTTTCAGCGGAGCCAAAACACCGACACTACTCAACGTCAGCAGTATTCTAGTACAAAAGTGACTTCGACCATAAACACTTCCCCCACTCCGGATCCGGCGCAGGCAGAGCAAGGGGAAGCAGGACCGCTATGAGAAAGGAGAAATTTATGCAAATACAACAAGCTCTGAGCCCCAACTTTACAAAGGGCAGGCGAGGAAAGAAAACCATCGCCATTGTGGATCATATCACGGCCGGTTTATATCCGGGTACTTTATCCTGGATGCGTAACCCGGAAGCTAAAGCCAGCGCCAACTATCTCGTGACCCGCACCGGCTTAATATTGCAGATGGTAAGCGATGAAGATACGTCCTGGGCAAGCGGATTGGTGGTACATCCTAACTGGCCCTTATATGATGGCACGAATCCCAATTACTACGTAATCAACATCGAGCACGAGGGCTTCCAGGACCAGGGAGGGGAAGGTAACTTAACAGAGTTGCAATACCAGGCATCGTTGTGGCTGCATAAGTATCTGATCGATAAACATAGCTTGCCGATCACTGTCGACACAATCATAGGCCACTATCGCATTGACAGCGTAAATCGCCCAAATTGTCCGGGGCCAATGTTCCCATGGAAAAAGTTGTTTGCAGACCTACAATCGAAAGGAGTTGTTGAGGACATGAAGTTAGGAATCGAGATCCCAGAAGTGCTGGTAGATCTTGAAGGTGGAGTTGTTGATAACTCAGTGATTCTCAATGTTGATGGCAAGGATACGACGTACATTCCTGCCATCGCACTGAGAGCCGTTGGGATGACGGTTGCGTGGGATGCACCTACAAAGACTGTCAAGATTACAAAATAGATAGGGAGGTAAACAAAGTGAGTACAGCAATATTTACAGTGTTAGGTTCAATCATTGCTCTGGTATTGGCAGACGCCCTATTTGGTATCATTCTGAGCATCAAGGCGGGCAAATTCGATGTGCGGAAACTACCTCAGTTCCTGGCCACAAATCTACTGCCGTACGCAGGAGGCCTGCTGGTATTGGCGCTGACATCGCTCTTTGCCGGGGATTATAGTACGCAGGTAATCGCTATATTTGGGGCCGCTGCCCTCGTAACTGGAGCTAAGTTCGTTGCGGAAATAATAGATAAGGCTACGCAGATATTTGGAAAACTCGAAATACCCAGTCAGACGATAGACATAAAGGCATATTTAGCATCGTTAGATGATGAAATAATCAAAACTCTTGGAGAGGCAATCGTTGATGCAATACAGAAAAAAACGACCGGGTAGCGAGAGGGGATGATCCTCTGTCTGCGGGGGCCTAATCAGCCCCCAAAAACTTTCCGCCTGATATATTCCGCGGCGCTTATCCCGGCCTGTTTAGCCATATCTTGCACTATTCCCCACTCGTAATCCGACATTTTAAT